AACACTAGAAATGATTAACGGTTTGTCAGAAATAGCAGAATATATGGAGGATGATGAGTTAACCTCAGCCCTTACATTTATTGCTAAGATAATTATTAAGCCAGACATCCCAATGAATGTGGCAACATTAGAGATAGTAAGACTACAGGCAATTGCAGCCAAAATGGCATTTAGAGCAACATGGATGGCCAATGTGGATAAGTCAGACAGAGGCAAAAAGAACATTTATTATACGGCAGCAGAGTCTATAAATAATCTTGTTTCTGCACTCAAATACATAACTCGCTGATATCTGATATAATTATACAAACAAAGGATAATAATGAAAAATTTACTAAAAGAAGTAATGATAAAAGATTCAAATAAAAATAATACTACAAGCAATGGTGAAGACGGAAGTTTCATCGAGGGCTTAATTGAAAAAATAGAGTCTGGATACTTAACAAAAACAAAGCCAAAGTTTACTAAAAAGAATAACTTTTCTGCTTCTGGTCTAACATATGGCGCTGGAGAGTGTCCAAGATATTGGTACCTTGCGTTTGATGGAGCAGTGCATTATGACAACTCTGACGCATACGGTGTTGCTAATAGAACTAATGGAACTCTCGGACATGAAAGAATACAAGAGGCTATAGAAGCGTCTGGACTTCTTGATCAAGACATGGAAATGGATCCGCTTCCAAGAAAATATAATAAGCAAACACATCCATCAATGGAATTTAGAGTTAAGACAGAAGATCCTCCGTTTGATGGTTATGGTGATGTTATGCTTAATTATAATGGAGAAAGACTAGTTGGTGAAATTAAAACAATAACTAATGAAGGATTTGAATATAAAAAGAATAGTAGAAAGCCTAAGATGGGTCATCTTATGCAATTATTAATCTATATGAAGGTTTGGAAAATTGGTAAGGGTGTAATGATTTATGAAAATAAAAATAATCATGAATTGTTAACTTTGCCTGTAGTAGTAAACGATCATTACCGTCGGTGGGTAGACCAGGCTTTTGATTGGATGCGAACAGTACACAAGTCTTGGAAAGATAGAGAGTTGCCACAAAAACCTTATCGTTCCAATTCTAAGATCTGTAAAGTTTGTCCAATTCAAAAAGCATGTGCTGAAGCAGAGACAGGGGTAATTAAACTTAAACCTCTGGAGTTGCTGAAAGATGAAGACATGTAAATGGTGTGAGTCTAACTTTATTTCTAATGTTTCCTATCAGATTTACTGTTCTGATAGTTGTAGAGAACTTGCAACAAAAGAAAAAATTTCACAAAGATATGTCCATTTAAGAAGACAAAAAAGAAAAGGAAAAGATCGTCGCTGCAAAAAATGCAATGAAAAACTATCTATTTATAATGATGATGTTTTATGCAATAACTGTAACATAAATCCAAACGATGTTAAAAAAACTTTAGGACAAATAAAAGGAATGTCTAATGACAAAAGCAAAAGAAACAGATAGATATTTTAGGCCAGAACTATCTGTTCAGCCTGGAGTTATTTGTGCTATTGATGCAAGCACTAACAGTTTGGCTTTTACTATCTACTCGTATAAAAATTTATCAGATCATGGCAAAATTACTTTTGAGGGAAAAGATATATATCAAAAAGTTATAGATGCAAATAAAAAAACTAAAGCATTATTCCAGCACTATAATCTTGTTGAGGCTATCGTAATTGAACATACTGTTTTTATGAATTCCCCGAAAACTGCTGCAGATCTTGCTCTTGTTCAGGGTGCAATAATTGGTGGTGCTGGTCTGGCTGGTGTCAACATTATAGGAAAGGTATCGCCAATTACTTGGCAATCTTATTTAGGAAATAAAAAATTAACTAAGGAAGAACAGATACACATAAGATCATTAAATCCGAACAAGTCAACTTCTTGGTATAAAACATATGAAAGAGATTTTAGAAAGCAAAGAACGATTAAATTATTAGATGTTATTTATGATAAAAAAATAACAGATAACGATGTTGCTGACTCTGCTGGGATAGGACATTGGGCAATAAATAATTGGGATAAGGCGATTTGACAGGAACTGCTATGGCTGCTAAACTATATACAAATGAATTATGGCTTAAGAAAAGATATCATATTGATAAAAAAACTCCAGAGGCCATAGCACAAGAATGTGGGGTTAGTGTGGAAACTGTTTATGTATACCTTGCCAAGTTTGGATTAAGGAAGTCAAAGCGATGAGACCAGAACCAGTATACTCAGATGTTAAAAATTTTAGTTGTCAAGATTTGTATTTGCATTCTACTGGTGCCCCGTCTGGGATACAAATTTTAGATACATGTCATAACATTGCAAAAATGTTGATAGATAAAAATATTGCTTATGGAGATTCTGCACTTAGCCCTGTAAGAATTTTTAGCAAATCAGATCCTAGAGAACAGTTACATGTTCGTATTGATGATAAGTTAAGCAGACTTATGAAAGGCTCTGAGTATCCAGGAGACAACGATATAGACGATTTAATTGGCTACCTTGTACTTTTAAAAATAGCAAAGGAAAGAAATGTCGACTGAAGAAGATTTAGTTAAGCATCTAGATGAGATCAATATAGTTGTTGGAGAATATTTAAAAGGTAACGACGCAACTAAAATTTCTAAAGATCTTGCCATTCCAAGAACTCGTGTAGTTCAACATATTAATGAGTGGAAGGTAATGGCTTCTGCTAACGATGCAATTCGTGCTCGTGCTAAAGAAGCACTTGCTGTTGCAGATACACATTACAACAAGTTGATTAGTAAGTCTTATGAAGTTATTGATGAAGCATCTATGACCAATAATCTTAGCGCAAAAACTGCTGCAATTAAACTAGTTATGGACATTGAGTCTAAGAGAATTGATATGTTACAAAAAGCAGGACTACTTGAGAATAAAGAATTAGCAGAAGAGATGCTACAAATTGAAAAGAAGCAAGAAGTTCTTATGGCAATTCTTCGAGATATAGCGTCTGAGCATCCAGAAATTCGTGATGAGATTATGCGTAGACTTTCTGATATTGCTAAAAAGGATGAAGTGATTACAATTGTCCATGAAGTTTGATGATTTTCTTGAGGCTCTTGCCGATAACCACTTTGAAGAAACTCCAGTAGACGCTAAAACATTTGTTGAGTCACCAGATTATTTGGGGCAGCCTGGTTTATCAGATATTCAATATGACATTGTTGAAGCAATGAGTCAGATTTATAGAAAAGAAGATCTTAAAATAATAATGGGTGAAGAAGAGGGGGCAAAGTATTTTGAAAAATATACAAAGAACGAAATCATCTTACAACTGGGGAAGGGTAGCGGTAAAGATTTTACTTCTACTGTTGCTTGTGCTTATATTGTTTACAAACTACTTTGTCTTAAGGACCCTGCAAAATACTTCGGAAAGCCATCTGGAGACGCTATAGACTTAATCAATGTTGCCATTAACGCACAGCAAGCAAAGAATGTTTTCTTTAAAGGCTTTAAATCAAAGATTGAAAGATCACCATGGTTTGCTGGTAAGTATGAGGCAAAGGTAGACTCTATCAGTTTTGATAAGTCTGTAACCGTTTACTCTGGTCACTCAGAAAGAGAATCACATGAGGGACTTAATCTTTTGCTTGCAGTTCTTGATGAGATTTCAGGTTTTGCATCTGAAGTAGCAACAGGTAATGAGCAAGGCAAAACAGCAGATAATATTTATAAGGCTTTCCGTGGATCTGTTGATTCTCGTTTCCCAGATCTTGGCAAAGTAGTTCTTCTTTCATTCCCAAGATACAACGGAGATTTTATTTCTGAGCGGTATGAAGCAGTAATTGCTGAAAAAGAAACAGTGTCAAAAACACATAGATTTATTGTTAATCCATTACTTCCTGAAGATGATAAAGATAATTGGTTTGACATTGCTTGGGATGAAGATCATATTAAATCATACAAGTACCCTGGAGTATTTGCTATCAAAAGACCAACATGGGAAGTAAATCCAACAAGAAAAATTGATGATTTTAAGATTGCTTTTATGACAGACCTTGGAGATGCAATGATGCGTTTTGCTTGCGTTCCTACATATGCTTCTGATGCATTTTTTAAGCAGGCGGATAAAGTAAGAGCCTGTATGAGTATTAGAAATCCTCTTGATACCTTCAGAAGGTTTGAAGAAAACTTTAAGCCAGATCCAGAAAAGGTTTATTTTGTTCATGCTGACCTTGCACAAAAGCATGACAAGTGTGCAGTAGCAATTGCACATGTTGAGAAATGGGTTAATGTGCAGGTAATTAAAGACTACGAGCAGATATCCCCAGTAGTAGTTGTAGACGCTGTAGCATGGTGGGAGCCGAAGGTAGAAGGTCCAGTAAATTTATCTGAGGTAAAGCAGTGGATACAAAACCTACGCAGACTCGGATTTAATATTGGTTTAGTTACATTTGACCGTTGGCAGTCATTTGATATTCAAAATGAATTACAGGCGGTAGGTATGAAAACAGAAACTGTATCTGTGGCAAAGAAACACTACGAGGATATGGCTATGCTTGTATATGAAGAAAGACTTGCTATGCCTGCTATCGAACTTTTGTTTGAGGAATTAACAGAACTTAAGATTATGAAAAATGATAAAGTTGACCACCCACGCAAAAAATCTAAGGACTTAGCGGATGCTGTGTGCGGATCTATTTTTGGTGCTATCTCATATACTCCAAGGGATCAAAACCTTGAGGTTGAAGTCCATACATTTAGGGACAAGCCTAAGCGAATTGACAGTCTCCCAGAGAATGTGATACACTATAAACCTAGTCAAATAGAAGAAATAAATGACTATTTGGATAGGCTAAAAACAATATAAATAAAATGAATATACAAGGAGAAAAATGAATTCATTAAAGAAAATCGCTCTAGCCGTGGTTGCAGCCATGACTACCGCAACAATCGTGGCTTCGCCTGCAAGCGCAGCCGTAATGACAGTCGCTGTATCACTTGACGGAACTGCTAATACAACAGCATCCGCAATTGCTACACCTGCTACATTGCCAGTACCAGCAGACAACACAGTTGACGCTGCTGACGCACTCAAGTTTGTTGCAACAGTTGACACAGGAACATCAGTAACCGTATCAACAACAAATGCAACAATTGTTTCTGCATTGCACACATCTGCTGCACCAGTATCTGCATCATCAGGATCTTCATCTTTGACAATTGCAACTGGAACAGGAACAACTGCAACATTTTGGGTTTATACAAAGACAACTGCAATTGGTACTGTAACAATTACCAATCAGGGAACAACCCTAACATATTATGTACAAGGAACTGCAGGAAAGATTAACACACTTGCACTTTCATCTGCTGATGCTGGAACAACCTCAAGTGTTGTAACTGCAACAGTAACAGCAACAGACGTATTTGGTAACAAGGTATCAGGCAAGGGTCTAACAGCACTTGTTGTTGGTGGAACTCTTGATACAACTACTGCTACAACTGGTGCTACTTTGACTAACTTTGGTCAAGCAGACTTTAAGGTAACACTTCCAACAACAGGTTCTTCAACCCTTGTTGTTTCTGTTACAAACTCATCTGATGTTGCATCTGTTGTAACAGGTTTCAACACAGTAACTTCAAGCGTAGTCAAGACAATCACAGTTCGTGATCTTCTTGGAGAACTTGCTGCTGAAAAGGCTGCTAAGGATGCTGCTATTGCTGCTAAGGCTGCAGTAGATGCTGCTCTTGCTAAGGCTGTAGCAGATGCTGCTACTGCTGCTGCTAAGGCTACTGCTGATGCTGTTGCTGCTAAGGCTGCTGCTGATGCTGACAAGGCTGCTGCTGTAAAGGCAGAAGTTGACAAGGCTGCTGCTGCTGCTAAGGTTGCATCAGATGCACTTGCTGCTAAGGATGCACAGATTGCTAAGTTGACAGCAGATAATGCTGCAGCAATTAAGTCACTTAAGGATGCTTTCAATAAGTTGGCTCGTCAATGGAATGCAAAGAATCCAAAGGCTAAGGTTACACTTGTTAAGTAATTAATACTTAAAAAGATTGGGAGTCAGGAAACTGGCTCCCTTTTCTTTTATAATAAAATGATATAATCATCTTATTACTTATTGTTGGAGGAAAGGACAATAAAACGATTAATACGTATAGCAATAGCCAGTTTTTTAGCCTTTGGATGGCTTCTAGTAGCCCCTACAGAGGCTAATTCTGATGACCCTATAACAATTGCTGCCCAAGAGATACAAGACCTTAAGAACAGCGTAGAAGACCTAAACTATAAAGATGAATTTAATAGTTTAATAAATATTGCAGAACAAAAATATGATGATGCAGTGTACGCAAGAGATGCCAGAGATGATGCTTATGATGCATACGATACTGCAGTAGCAGCAGAAGCCACGGCACTTGAAGAAAAAACATTAGCCCAATCAGCAGTAGATGGACAAACAGTAACTGTAGCCACAGCATTAGAAGACAAAAATGATGCCCAAGATGATCTTGATGTAGCACAATTAAATCTTTCTACCGCAAATACAAACCTTCAAACAGCACAGTCAGCAGTTCAAAATGCTGGAGGTCAAGGTTTACAATATACAGTTTATTCTGGAGTAAGACAATATTCATTTTTATGGTTAAGCAATCAAATGGTTCCAGATCAAATTTTATGTACTGGTATATGGAATTCAAATTCTATGAATCTTCCAGTTTGCGGAAATAGGTATGAAAATTTTGTTGTTAAATTTACTGGAACCATAACCGTGCCCTCACATTGGACTGAAACAAAATTTGCAGGTTATACGGATGATGGATTTAGAATGTATGTAAATGGTCAACTTGCAGTTGATAATTGGGTCGAACAAGGAGCAAGATGGAGTGCATATTCTCCAATATATGATGTTAGTCAAAATAAAACATTAAATGTAGAAATTTGGTGGTATAACGGAGGAGGTCCAGGATCTTATCATCTTGGATGGGCAATTCCTGGAGGATGGACTGGAGCAGGATGCGACTATACTGGTGGATGGGGAGTAGGATTTAGTTGTAATTTAAACACATTTTCTTCTGGTACTGCACCTACACAAGCACAAGTTGATGCATATAATGCAGCCGTGACTGCTCAAGCGACGGCGCAGACGGATTATAATACCAAACTAGCAACATATAATACTAAAACTACTACATATAATAATGCAAATTCAACATTAAACACATACAACCAAACATTACAAACAAAAACTACTACATACAATACTGCTGTAACAAATACATCAGGCGCCCTGACTGCAAAAAGTAATGCTATTTCTGTTTATAATCAAGCAATTATTGATATGAATAATGCAATACAAAATGCTTGGGATTATTATGATGAGCAATTAGAAAGAGAAATACAAATTGCTATTGCTCAAGCAGCAGCAAATGCTGCAGCCAATCAACCAACACCTGTAGCAAGTCCAGATCCTGAGCCAACTGTAGAACCTACTCCAGAACCAACCGTAGAGCCAACACCTGAACCTACAGTAGAACCAACTCCTGAACCTACACCAGAACCAGAACCAACTCCTGAACCTACAATAGATCCAACTCCTGAACCAGAACCTACTTTAGAGCCAACTATAGAGCCTACACCAGAGCCTACTATTGATCCAACTCCTGAACCTACCCCTGGACCTGAACCAACACCAGAGCCAACTCTTGAAATAGATAATGAAATAAAAGAATTAATTCCTGAAAAGGGTACAGGAACAGCAGAAGATTTATCTGGAGTTATTGCCAACCTTACAAGTAAGGATAATAAGTTAGTTACACTTTCACCTGAGCAAGTGGCAGCAGTTAGTCAAACTCTTAAGTCTTTGACCCAAGAAGCAAAAGCAGAGGTAGCACAAGATTTAGGTATCAAGGCATCAGAAGTTGAAAAGATTGCAGAGGCAATGAAATCTGACCCTGCTATTGCTACAGCGTTTGTAGAGTTTAAAGATAGAGCAGCAGAGGCAGGGGACGCAGCAATGCCTTATACATTAGCAGATGCTATTACAGAAGTACAAACAGAAGCATTTTTAGCAGACCCATTGGGAGCACTAACAGATATAGATTTTGAAAAGTTATTAAGTCCTACAGAATGGGGTAAAGATATGACAGATGATCAAAGAGAAAAAGTTCAGGAAGTAGTTATTCCTGTTATTTTGGTAGGAAATATTGTTAGTTCAGTTATGTCACTAAGGAGGTTATAATATGAACATGATTAAAAGGATAGTTAAGGGGCTTCTTAAGTGGTTTAAGGCTGCTGTAATTGAGAGCATTGCCCAGATATTCACCATTCTTGGCTTCTTTATTGCATGGCTTACCCTTACAGGTACCGCCCAGCAGGTAGTGGGGGTAGCCACATTAATATCAATTGCTCTGTGGCTTATTACCATCCCGCTTCGTGAAGATAAAGAATAGTTGGTATAATACAAGTATGAAGATCCGTAATATTTTTTTATCGTGTATACTTGTATTAGGCCTTGGTGGCTGCGGGTATGACGGTCACTATCGCTATGCTTGCCAGGATCCAGCAAACTGGGAAAAGGCAGAATGTAATCCACCATTGTGTGAGGCTACAGGAACTTGTACAAAAGACTTGATAGGAAAACAGGATGAGTAAGCAAAGATTAACACCGCAGGATCTTGATGCACGACTAAAGTTTATTCTTGGTTGTACACTTGGAGCAATTTTATTATTTACAGCGTTAGGTATTTTATACGCACTTATATTCGTAACACAACCAATTGGAGCACAATCAGAAAATGATAAGATGTTTTTCAATGTGCTTGGTTCAGTTGCTACATTTATCACAGGAACACTTGCAGGTCTATTGATTGGGCAGAGTGGTGCTAAAGATATTATGCAAGCACAGATGGATAATAAAAAAGTAGATTCAGAAATTAGAATGGCAGAAGATAAACTTGATGCAGAGTTAGACGAAGTAAGAGCAAGACTCGCTGCCAAGCCAGACGGTGCAATGCCAGCAGAGCAACCAGTAGATACTAATTGGGATAAGGAGTAAGCGATGGCACAAGATGATTTTCCAGTACCAGCAGCAACAGAAAAGGCTCCGCAAGGAACTGCTGCTCGTCTTATTCAAGTTGCTAAATCTCAAGTAGGATATATCGAAGGTCCTAAAGATAATGAAACAAAATACGGTGCATATACAAAGGCAAACTTTCAACCATGGTGTGGATCATTTGTTAATTGGTGCGGTAATGAGGCTGGCGTAAAGATTCCTAATACTGTTTACACTCCAGGTGGTGCACAGGCATTTAAAAAGGCTGGGGCATGGATTGATGGAGATGTAGCAGATCCAGAGCCAGGGGATATTGCTTATTTTGATTTCCCATCAGATGGTGTCGATAGAATCTCACATGTTGGAATTGTTGTTGAAGATAATGAAGATGGAACTGTTTGGTGCATTGAAGGAAATACTTCTTCAAACAAGAAGGGTAGCCAAAGAAATGGTGGAGAATGCTGCAAACAACTTCGTGCCTATAAGAAAAATAAAGCAGGAGTAATGGTTTCAATAGTTGGATTTGGTCGTCCTAAATTCAAGGGTGCAGGAAAAACATCAGAAATAACTACTAATAAGACTGATAAGCCTAAGCCAACTAAAGTAAAAACTTGTCCAACATGCCAGCAAGAAATCAAGTAGTTGACATATTTTTAGTTCAATGCTATACTAAATAATAAATATAGAAAGGTATTCAATGACTTGTATTGCAGTTGTGCGTGATGTTACAACAAACAAAATCTATATGGCTGGAGATCGTGGTGTTTCTGATGATAACACTATTAATGTTTGTTCTAGTCCAAAGGTTTGGAAAAAAGAAGGATACCTTTTTGGATATGCTGGTTCAATGGATGGGGACAGAATAAAGCATTTATTTGTTCCGCCAACACCAGAACCAAGAGTAAATATTGATAAGTTTATGTATAGTAAATTCCTTAAAGCACTTAGAAAATTTTATGAAGAGTGGTGGGTAGATATATCTCCATCATCTGATTTTGGATTAATTATTTGTGTTAAAGGAAAAATTTATGAACATAATGCAGCAGATATGTCATTAACACAATACGATCAAGATTATTTAGCAATGGGATCTGGCGGTGATTTAGCCTTGGGTTCTTTGTATTCAACTAAGTCATATAAGGACGGTAGAAAAAGAGCAAACTTAGCGGTTCAGGCTGCTATTAATCACTCAACTTCTTGTAAAGGTCCTATTGACATTGTAAGCATTTAAGTATATACTAAAGATATGAATCATATGGGTATGGAAGATCTGTCTCCAGAGGAGCAGGAATTTGGTATTTGGTTACAAAACGGCATTGAAAGAGGCTGGATCAGTGACCCTTATTGCCACACACATGACGGTGGCTATGAGTATATGAGTGAAGAAGAAATAGAAGAATGGGAAGCAGGAGGCGACCCATGTGAACTTGTGATTAGGATTTTTATATAATGAAAAAAATATTGCTTGCATCATTTTTAATCATTGCGTTGCTACCAACTTCGGCTCAGGCATCAACAAAAGAAAGAGCATGCCCAAAAAGTCAAATTAATAAAGTAAAGGATGGCTTTGTTTGCAAAAAAGTTGGAAATGTTTATAGATGGACAAAAATAGCAACACCAAAGCCTTCTGCTATACCAACACCTACTCCAACACCAACACCTACTCCAACACCGACTCCTACTCCAACACCGACTCCTACTCCAACTCCTACTCCAACACCGACTCTTACTCCAACTCCTACTCCAACTCCAACTCCAACACCTACTCCAACAATTATTCCAGAATATATCAAGATTTATCAAAGTATGAACAATAATTTTGAAAAGTATGCTGGTGAAAATGTTGATGTTCGCTCAGTATTTTCTCCTTCTGTAAATGTTGAAGAAGCCAAAAAAATTGAATCAAGATTCGAAAGTGTGCTATCTCAATATTCTAAAATCTTAAAAACTAAAGTTCAGATAGTGTTTGTATCTGAAAAAGATTTTGAATGGTATAAAAATAAAACTATTGAGATTGAAGGTGGAAACGGAAGTTGGCAATTTTGGAATAGCGGACATTGCGAAATTACAGAAACAAGACGGTGTAGTTATGGATCTGGAACTTTCGGAGGCTATGCTACATTTTATCATTTCGTAGGTTCAAAATCATCTTGGCCTCAGTGGATGAATTTATCAGTTGATCATGAGGCTATTCATATGTATCAATCAAGTGTTTGGGGTTCATACCATGGTTCATGCTGGTCTGCAGAAGGTTATGCAAATGCAGTAGGCTGGGCAAAAACATCAAAGTATGAACAGAGTTATGTTGATATGCAAAGAAAAGGAACTATACGAGATAATCTGAATAAGGTATGGCCAAACCATAAAACATTTACCCAACAACAGTTTGCTGATGCAATCAAACAACAAGTGTCAAACAATGACAAATGTTTTTCAGATATAACTGGTTATTGGTTAGGGGCTATGTTTACTGAATATCTTTTTAAAACATATGAATTTGATAAAGTTCAAAACTTTTTTATAAATATTATAACTTTAGGTGTAGATCAAAGTTTACGGAATAACTTTGGAATTAGTTCAGACACATTTTATTACAATGTATCTGAATACATAATTGCAGAAAGTCGGTCATAAATTGATAATTTTAGGAATAAATGAAACCAGTCATGATGCATCAGTTTCTTTAATTGAAGATGGAAACATACTTTTTGCAGGGCATGCAGAAAGATATAGTAAGCAAAAAAATGATTGGTATACAAATCAAGAACTAATTGAGGATGCACTACAGTACGGACTTCCAGATAAAATAGCATATTATGAAAAACCTTTTTTAAAGGCATCTAGGCTAGTATTAAGGGGTGGGGCAGGAGATTGGAAACCAAATATTCCATTAAATGTTCCAGTGCATTATTTTAAGCATCATCATTCTCATGCAGCAGCAGGGTACTACACAAGTAAATTTGATGATGCGGTTATAGTTGTTTTAGATGCAATAGGAGAATATAATACTTCTACAGTATGGACTGGAGAAGGAAACAATATAAAGTTAAAGTATAAGCAAAACTATCCAATAAGTTTTGGACTATTTTACTCAGCATTTACTAAATTAGTAGGTCTTATGCCTAATCAAGAAGAATATATTATGATGGGTATGGCTGCTTATGGAGACTGGACAAGATATTATGTTAAAGTTAAAGAATATTTTCCTAGTATAAATAAACAAAAATATAATTTTCATAAAGGTATTTTAGATTGGGATGAGCCAATTGACGAGCAAGCAAAATTTGATATTGCTGCTGCCGTTCAAAAAGTTTATGAAGATAGACTAGTTAATTTTATGGCTATGGCACAAAAAATTACAGGCAAAAGAAATCTAGTCTTTATGGGTGGATGTGCACTTAATTGTGCAGCAAACACAATGCTTTGGAGAATGTTTGATGATGTTTGGATTATGCCAAATCCTGGTGATGCTGGATCTTCGCTTGGCGCTGCTGCTGCTCTTTATGGAAAACACATAAACTGGAATCATCCATATCTTGGCTACGATCTTGGGGGAAAGTATCCAGTGAATGCTATTATGGCAGAATTAATTAGAAATAAAATTGCTGCGGTAGCAACTGGTAGAGCAGAATATGGACCAAGAGCGCTGGGCAATAGAAGCATTCTTGCTGATCCAAGGGATCCAAATATTAAAGATAAAGTTAATTTAATTAAGCAAAGAGAATTATTTAGACCATTTGCTCCTGTTGTTTTAGAAGAGTATGCAGGTAAATGGTTTGATATGAACTTTACTTCTCCATATATGCAATATGCGGTTAAATGCCTACAACCAGAAAAAATACCTTCGGTTGTTCATAAAGATGGAACATCTAGAGTTCAAACAGTAAATAGACAACAACACCCAGGACTATATGAATTATTATCACATTGGTACTCTATAACTGGAGTTCCTATATTATTAAACACAAGTTTAAATATAAAAGGACAACCACTATTAAATGATAATAATGATATAATTAATTGGGAAAAGGCCTACGGCCATAAAATAGTAAGAGGAGAATAAAATGGAATCAACTAAAAGAACATTACTTAAAACAGCAAGTTGGGAAACATTTCACCTAGTAGGTGTTGCTGGCATCATATCTCTTGTAACATGGAAGATTACTGGCGAGGTAGATTATGAATATGCTAGTCTTGGTGCGCTAGGATATATTGCCTGGGAAGCACTTGGCTATTTTATTCATGAAAGAGTTTGGGCAAAGTGGGGAAGGAAAGTAAAGTAATGCGTATTAAAATTATTAGATTTATTGCTAAAGTATTGGGATATGAATTAAGTTCCGCACCAAGGGGAGTACCTGTATGGCAACTACGAAAGAAAAAGTAGTATGCCAGCATATGAATATGACTGCATGTCTTGTGCAGTAAGATATACAAAAGTCAGAAGCATGTCAGAAAATGACCCAGGCTATGAGTGTGACACTTGCCAAAAACCTTTGGTTCGTGTATACTCTAGTATAGGAGTTACATTTAACGGCTCTGGATTTTATAAAACTGACAATAGAAAGGTATAATATGTTTAGTATGCTTAGGGATAAAGAAGAAGAAAAGGTATGGATTCTTGATGCCAGAGATAGGTGCGACAGATGTAGCGCTCAGGCATATGTAAAGGTTTTGGGCAAAAACAACACAGACCTTTTATTCTGTGGTCACCATTATGATAAGGCAATGAGTAATGCAGTCGGATATGATAATATGATGAAGTATATGGAAAGCGTTATTGATGAAAGAGAAAGACTTGTTGAAAATAAACAACAAGGCAAAGATTATTAATGAACTTTCATTTTTTATTAAATAGTGGCATGTTAAATGTTAAGCAATTATCACATTTATCAAATCAAATAAATGATTCTGGCTATGACTCATTATTATTGACATACCACTCTTTATCTCCAGACTATTGGATTAAAAGTGCAGCAGCATTAAACACTGATCATAAATTTAAATATATGATTGCATTAAGACCATTTAACATGAGTTATCAACATTTTGCCATGATGGTAGAAGGTTTTAATCAAATTCAAAAAAACAGACTAATAATTAACTTTATTGCTGGAGACTTTCATAATAGATCTGACGAAGATAAACAATCAGATGTTTACGGTCTTTTTGATTCAATAGATACTATAGAAAAAAGAAAAACAATTGTAAGAGATTTTGTAGATAACTACAAAAAACACCCATTACATATTGATCCTCCAAAATTTGTTTTTAGCGGGTACTCTAAATATATGATAGAAACTGCTGAAATGTTTAATGGAACAACACTGTGTATGTTGGACGATTATTATAAAAATATAGAATTATTTAAAAATATTAAAAATAAAATGGTTTCAGTTTTATTGGTCATTAGGGATACAGAAGAACTTGCGGAAAAAGAGGCAAAAGAAATGTTAAATGAAAGACAGTTAGAATACTCATTTTATGGAACTGAATCTTCTGTAGCACAAAAAATGCTAAATCTTTCAAAGGATGGCATAACTGATATACTTGTAAGTGCATACTCTGGTTCTTCTCACATAGATAACGAGAGTATATCAAGAATACACGAATGTATAAGGAGAATAAAAAATGTATGAGTATAGAGTAAAAAAGGTAACTAGTGTTGTAGATGGAGATACAATAGATGTAGATATCGATCTTGGTTTTAGTGTGTCTTTTTCTCAAAGAGTTAGGCTTGCTGGAATTGATACGCCAGAGTCACGAACATCTGATAAATTTGAAAAAACATTAGGTCTTGAGGCTAAAGAATATCTTAAGTATAAACTAAAAGATGCTAAGACTGTTATAATTAAAACAGAAAAGCCAGACTCGTCAGAGAAGTATGGTCGCATTCTTGGCTGGTTATATGTTGATGGAGACACTGTATCTGTTAATGATCATATGATTGAGGACGGATATGCTTGGGGATATCTTGGAGAGACCAAGGTAAAAGACTTTGCTGCACTTGCTGCACAAAGAAAAAAGTCTGGAAAGTAATTTTAATAGGAAAACATGCAAGCAAAAAATGAGGCTATGATTGAGCATCTTCTAATGCAGGGTGCAATAGAGATGGCTGGAATTGACAACAATGGTCAGATGTATTATAATATTACATATAAGTTAAAAGAGGTTAACCCTAAACTTTATGAAGAACTATACAAACAATATACTGACCATATGTTTAGACTAATAGACAAAGGGCCAGAAATAATGCATTGGAGAATAAATGTCGACTGATATAGATAGTCTAATTCTTTCTGGGGCACTTGAGCCTGCAGGGATTGATCTGGAAACTGGAGAAATGTTATATAACTTTACTCCAAAATTAAAGCAAATAAATCCAGAATTATTTGATATTGCAAATAATGATTTATATTCACAAATATCAGATTTATGGGTAAATGGTTTTGTTGAGTTAGATATGCTATCCAATAATCCATATGTCAAGTTAACGCCAAATGCTTTTAATGAATCATTGCTATCTACATTATCTAGAGATATGCTGCATACATTAAATGAGATAAAGAGGGTTATTTATGAAAACTAATATACTTGATGAAAACATTTTCTATTACACAGAAATAATAGATAATCCTTACGCCTTTATTGATTTAATTGAGTCTAATGATATAAAAATTAAAAATACAAATGCTCCGCTAAGTCCGTGGAATGTTTGGACTGCAAGTAATGACGACTATATTTTTGGGTATCAAAAAAGATTTTTAGAAAATATAAAAGATCCTAGTTCAGATTATTATGAAGAATGTTTATTGATTCACGATACAATAAAAAATAGTATTGAAAAATGTTCTTATGACTATGCAAATCAAAAATCTATATCTATAGGTAATTTGACTCCATTATCAATAAGTAAGTATTCTGCTGGGGCACAAATGGGTCCACATGTTGACTCCTACGGAGATGACAGATCTCCAACAATATCGGTTGTTTTATATTTAAATGATGATTATGAGGGCGGAGAAATATACTTTAAAGAACAAGATATAAAAGTTAAGCCAAGTGCGGGTAGTCTAGTAATTTTTCCATCTACAGAACCTTATTATCATCAATCATTACCTGTAGTAAGTGGATCAAAGTATATGACCCCAGGCTTCTGGTATAAAAACTAAATAGTGGTATAATTAAATTCACAATGGAATATTTATTGGGATCCCTTATTACTTTTATTATTGTTTCCTTGGTTGGAAGAAATGTGGATCGCAAAAAGGTAGACTTAGAATTTCCTTTTAACTATGTAAAATATAGACAGTCTGATATTTTTTCTCTAGTTAGAGCATACAATGTATCTCAAATTTTTGAAGAAAAAAATAAAAAAAATTTTAAAAATACCCAATCTTATAAGCATTTTAAAAATACCAATATTAAAGTTATTATTATGGATGATATAGCATATTGGATTAAGGACAATCTTTTTTATACAGCCAATGTTGTAGATGGAATAGTAGACAAAGAAACTACTAGAACAGTTGACACAATGGATATGGATAAGGTACAATTGGATAAGATGATGTTTATTATTGATCAACTTAGAGAGGAAAATACTCGTGATAGTGGGAGTGCAGGGAACTAGTAGTTTTAACGACTACCAGATTTTTCTTCGTGCTATGGGCGTAGCACTTTCTGGAATAAAAAGTGATGACAATTATATCTATATTTATACAGCAGGTCCTAAAAATATTAACGATATGGTTATGGAATTTACCAATTTATCAGATCGTGGATTAAAGGGTAGGGGAATTAAAATTAAAATGTTTAAGGTTGCCCCCGAATGGTTAGAAGAAAATTGTGCTGATATTAACTATTTTGCATATCTTTGCAATCCTAGAGAAAATCAGAGCAAACTATTTAAAACGATACAACTAAATAATATAGAATATGGTCTATTTAACAGTTAGGTAAAAAATGATAATTAATGATTTAGAGACAATGGAGAACATTGTCAATAATAACAATACCCTGTCCTGGATAGGTTGGGATGTTGTTGAAAGACACAAAACACAAAAGGCAAAAACATCTAAAGATGGAATTTTTGTTGACGGGTATTGGTATACACAGAAAGTGTATCCAGTAACTCGTGAAGGTTGGAGCATTCCTCAGAAACTTGTAAGGTGATGCCATGCCTAAGCATCTTTGGAAAGACGATGCGTCTTGTTTAGATTATGATACAAATATATTTTTTGAAAAATATGAAGATGATGAGGCACTAAGGCCTGCCATAGATCTTTTATGTTCTTCTTGCAGTGTAAGGAAAGAATGCTTTGCTGTAGGGGTATCACAAAAAGAATGGGGAGTTTGGGGCGGTGTTTATTTAGAAGAGGGTAAACTTTCTAAAGAGTTCAACAGCCACAAAAATAAAGAAAGTTGGGCAAAAATTTGGCAATCCTTAACGATAGACTAGTATGGTAGTATAGATATATGTACACAGATTCTATGCGTAGAGCCTTTAGGTCATTAGATCATTATGCTCCAAAAGGATTTTCTGTAGAGATTATAGATAATGATAATTTTATAACAGTTAGAGCAAAGGCATCTTCTTTTGTAAATTTATCTGATCGTGATAAAAAGAAGGCGGTTGAATATATGTCTATGGTAAAAAAAGCATTTGAAGATTTAGGTTCAATTGTACTTCTGACTAGGACAGAGCAATGATTATTGAATTAATAGTTTATTCTTTTTTAACATTACTATTTGTTTATCTTATTTTTAATAATGTTAAAATAAAATACAAAAATTTTGAGTTGCAACAAAAACTACTAGAGTCTATGCTTAATAGAAATATGCTTTTAGAAAATATGAAAGCATTAAGTAAGTCAAAATCAATTGTAGAAGATGATGGATTTAATAAGTTTATTAATCAGTCAAGAGATTGGGCATTTCAGTATATAGAGTTTGCTCAATTAGAACTAAGCAAAATAATTAATCAACAAAATTCATTAACCAAAGAAGAGATTATTGATAGAATAAATACTTTATTACCTACGGATAACAAAAATGATTAATGCAAGGGGTATTCCTACAGCAAATTGTCCAGAATGTGGATATGATTTGCTTAAAGTAAATGTAAAAATTGATCCTATTGATTATGAACTAGGACTATACACATTAGATGGAGAGTGTGCCAAATGTGGAACACTTGTTACGGTAGCAACACCCCTTGACCATCCTAACTTTAACAAAGGAGAAAAATGAAAGATATTATATTTTCAATATTAACAGGCTTTGGTTGCGGAGTAATCTTTGCAGCCTTTAAACTTCCAGTTCCAGCCCCTCCAGTGTTTGCTGGTGTTGCTGGTATAATTGGATTATGGCTCGGATACGATGTCATAACAAGGTTCATATCCTAGGAGGAAAATAAATGGACGCAAAAATGAAAGCAATGCTTGCATCATACGGACGATCAGTTCTTGGTGCTGCGCTTGCGCTATATATGTCTGGGGTTACAGACCCTAAGACACTTGCATATTCGTTATTGGCTGCAATTGCACCAGTTGGGTTAAGAGCAATTAATCCTAACGATAAAGCATTTGGAAGAATGCCTGCAGTTTCTGCACTTGAAACAGCACTTGCAAACTTACAAGTTAAAAAGGCTCCAACAAAGAAGGCTCCAGCAAAGAAAACTGCTGCAAAGAAGTCTTCTGGTGGCGGTAAGCCAGCCGACATGGCATAAATTAGTTAAATAAAATTTGGGGGTGTTGATTTTGACACCTCCATTTTTTATGCTATAATACATATGTACCCGCCCAAAGGGGGGTATTAATTGAACTCGCTTAATAAGGAGGAAACATGGTAAGTTCATTTGCATTGGATCTTTTTAAGGATCCATTTTTTATTGGTTTCAACAGAGAGTTGGACCGTTTTTCTAATATCCATCGTGAGGCAACTCGTCAATCTTATCCACCATATGATGTGGTAAAACTTGATGAGGACACTTACAAGTTATCTTTGGCCATTGCTGGTTTCAGCAAGGACGAAGTTGAGGTTTCTGTGGATAATGGAAGTTTAATTATCAAGGGTGAGAAAACCGAAGAAGAGAACACTAATGTTCTACATAAGGGTATCGCAACTCGCAAATTCACACGCACCTTTGCTCTTGGAGAGTATATGGAGGTAGATCGTGCTGAAATGGCAGACGGTATTCTTAGCGTCTTTGTGGAAAGAAACATCCCAGAAGAAAAGAAACCAAAAACAATCAAAATAAAGTAATACAATATAGATAGTCCTCCGCAGGACCTTGGGATGAGTAGTTACCATCTTATTTAACCTGGCCATCGTGCCTGAATTTCCTGCGGGGGATTTATAATTCCCCTGTATAATAATCTTATCTATGACTGACAAAGAACTTCATAGGCAAAAGCAGGCTTACAAGCAAAGACTGGTAGAAATAAAAGAGTCCAGTGGGTGTAAAGACTGCGGAGAAAGTAACCCAATAGTTTTAGACTTTGACCATCTTAAAGACAAAAAATATAATGTTTCACGAATGATACATGATGGTTTTTCATGGAAGGCTATCAAAAAAGAAATAGCAAAATGTGAGGTAGTTTGCGCTAATTGCCACAGAATAAGGACATATAACCGCCTTGCTGGGTAATATTATGCTATAATAATTGAATGGATCAACTAATAGCCCTGCTTAAGGTACTGCTTGCAGATAATATTACCCTTAAACTAAAGGCACATGGATATCATTGGAATGTTGAAGGTGATGATTTTCCTCAATTCCATGATTTTTTTGGAGATATATATGCAGATTATGAGTCAGCGACAGATACATATGCAGAGTGGCTTCGTAAATTAGATGCTTATGCACCTTTTAAGTTATCTCGTTTTATAGAACTTAACGAAGTTGGAGAGCCAGAAGTAACCTCTGATCCAATGATGATGACAGCAGATTTATTAATGGCTAATGATATGGTTTTATCTAAACTTATGAATGCAGTTGAACTTGCTACAGCAAATAGACAGCATGCTCTTGCTAATTTTTTTGCAGAGCGTATGGATCAACACCAAAGATGGCACTGGATGCTTTCTGCATCACTAAAGGAAACTGAGAGCGACTAATGCCATATTCTGTAGGTGCTAAAGGTTCTCATGGGTGTTCTGGATACCCTGCTGTAAAAACAAGCACAGGAGAGGTTATGGGCTGTCATAAGACCAAAGAAGAGGCAGCAGCACAGATATACGCTATAAACCGTTCTGAGGGCAATATAAAGGCAGATATAAGCACTATTGGGGAGTCATCGGACAAGCCATGTTCTTACGATGGCTGCGGTTGTCCTACATGTGAAGATATGAATGTTTGCTGTGATTTATGTCCAGTTTGTCAAGCCAATGAAATGAAGGGCGATTGCTGCGGGGATGTAAATAAGGCAAATCCATGCTGG